AAGTCGTGGGCCATCAGGCCCAGTCAAAGTTGTCTTTCCAAAGGACAACACCAGTCTCGTGAGTCAACTTACCATAAAGGCCACGAATGGCCTCCCGACCGCAGGACGCGGTATCGGTATGGGGTCCAAACAAACGGATCCCTATGGCTTGCAGACCAGGTTGCGTGAGGCCTATGCATAGTACACCAAATGACCGGCGGTCTTTTAAGACCGGTCGGACCTTGACAAACTTGCATACCACGTACCCTTCCCAACCGGCATACTGCTCTTCTCCGTCCGCCTTGGCAGGCGGGCAGGGTCGAGCAGCTCCTTTGCCGATCGCTTCGTCGCGCCCGACGTGGAGGCCGACATCACCTTGTTCAGGAGACACCAGCACACGCCAATCACGCGGAACAAGACCCTTGCACCACCCCCATAGAGACTTAAAGCGCGCAGGAAGCTCGCCGTAAGTTTTCAAACACCACGAACGCAGCATGTTAGCTGCTTGTAGTGCGTAGGGGGCACAAGAGCCTTCTTCTTTACGGAGGAAGAAAGGGCGGACTTCATGGCCTTGAAACCAATCAGTCCCGCAACTCTCGAAGAACGCGCCTGCCAAGCACGTCTTCTTCCCGTTAACCTGGAACCCGAGGTATTCCAGGCATTCAATAACCCGATGTACAGACCGCTGAGGCACGATTATATCGTCGCCGTACGTGGTCGAAACACACCGGTCAAGCCTTGGCACCACAGTCATAACTACCGCGAGGAAGATTATCGTCTCCAGTGGGAACGTAAAACCGTTACCCATAGAAGAGAACATCTCCAAAGTGCGGTATTCCCCACCGATTTTCATACGGTGGGACCTGGCTGTGTTCAATAGATGGAACCAGCGCTTCCCAGCGGTGGTCCCATTGTAGCACAAAGCAAGCCAAACGAGTTCGCAGCACATCATGTCGCTTGCGGACGTTAAGTCCACAGTCGCCAGACCCCACTGCTCCGCCATTGAGGCAAGAGCTTGGTTAAGCCGCTGGTCATTTAGATTGACACCGAATCGTCTGAGACGGCGAACCATCCGCGCACCAATCCCCGCCTGTAGGAACGAATTCCACAGGGGTTCAGTGGCCGCGCAACGGTCTATGTCCCAGTCTTTCCGGACGGTAAAATGGCGATTTCCTTCCACCAGCTCAGTCTTCTCCCGGAGGTTTTCACCCCAGAAGTCAACAACCATTTCCGGCATGATGCCGGGTAGGAGAGCTGCCAGTCGGTTCGTCACCACTGGTTTGGTATCATATTTTATAGACGGTACCAACCCGTCGCTCCGCACACCCACATTAGTGCCAGGTCCGAATTTCCCGAGTTCTGCAATGTCAGTGAGGGCTTCTTCGTCCAAGGGTCCGAGGATCCTTAAAACGTTTGAGCTGAACTCACCGACCCAGTCCGGGTGCCTCGATGTACTGAGGCGGACGTTTGTATTGGCATTATGTGCCTCTGCGACAAGGAATTTGTCGAGAGCCTTCGTCCTACGACTTTCCTCGGTTGTTCCGGGGATGTTGAGACTTTTTCGAAGGAGTCCGGCTACCTGGTAATCCTCGGCGAAGTGCCTTGGTTCTTGGTAGTGGTCCGGATCAACTTGAATGTTGCAGAGATCGGGGTACTCCTCATTCTTGAGGAGCAACCCAGCTCGAACTGCAACAGGGGTCCCAACGCATTCGTAGAAACGAAGGGCGAATTCGCGCTCGAAGCTCCATGCTGAGCGCTCACGTATGTCGGAAGGCTTACGTGCGGCTTGTACTGACATGAATCACCTACTAGGGTAGAAGAATTACTATCCAAGCACAGGAGTAAAACTCCAGTGCATACTAGGGATAGACCCATTAGTACGCCGGCTTACGAGCCGACAAGTAGGACTCAACCGTAGAGTGAGCCACCAGGTTCTTGAACATCGCATAGGCCTTAGCGGCCTCGTCGCTGGTACAAGTCTTGGCAATCACATGGCTGAGGTTGAAAATGATCACGTCAGTCACGACGGTGACTCCGTCGACTTCCCGCTCCAGAGGAACGAAAAGATCGACTTTGTTCCTGGTCGTGGGCCGCTGAGACGTCGGAGGCGACATGGAGGCACGGACGCGGGCATTGCCCTCGTACGTGTCAGCCGCATCCTCCATCCATTCCGACAACGCCATGGAGGCGGTGATAGGAACGAGCGTATGGTCGGTAGGGGTGGCATCAGCCACCACAATATTGGCGATCGCAGGCATGATATTGTCCTGTTGATTGTTGGTTGCGCCTTAATGGCGAGAATGTCTCATGGTAGCAAGTACTTCGGAAGCTGAGAACAACCGCTTCCAAATGTACGAGTCCGGCAACTTCGGCTTAGGTAGGTGCGCAAACGGAATGTCATGGATGACGTCCCGCTTATAACTGCGTTTTAGATAAGTATGCGGTGTTTTGCATACCCAATCACCTAATTGGCTGTTGTGGTCGGATACCACTGTGACTCTGTCGCGAGTCGAGATCGCTGCCACAAAGGCAGTGACTCCCTTCATCGCATTAAACGACGAGAGGTACGAACTGATATCCCAGAAATAATCCAGCATGAAGCTGAGACTGGTACCAGCCCAGAGCGACTCACCTAAGTTTCCGGCCGTGAACTCCAAGGAGTCCACGTCGTATTTAACGAAGGCGACCGCTCTTACGCTACGGTCATATACTGATCGGCACGATCCACTAACTGGACCTGCAACAGTTCTGGTGTTCTGGTCACTAACCGTGACCTGTAACCTTCTGTATGCAAGCCGGACCTTTTCGAGTCTCTCTAGCGAGTCTGTCAACTGGCCAATTAACGGGTTGATCCCGAATTTTATGGCCAGGTCAACAGACACCGCGTCCATCAACTCGAATTTAGAAGTGGGCTTACGCTTGAACTGGCTTTGAAACCAGCGTTTGAGCGCTCGCCGATTATGACGGAGTCTCCAAGCTTTCTTGGCGTTCTTCCAGGCTCTTGCGAGCACATGGGTTGCGCCGTGAATATAGCCTACAGACTCCCTCCACTCCCCGATCATCTCCGCAAAGGAGACTTTGTCGTCTTGGATCTTATTACGTAGGGCCAACTCCCAGTTCACAACTGGCGGGTCGGCCAAATACGTCTCCATTGGGTAATTGTGGTATTCCCACGTTCCCCAATTTCCCCCACATTCTTTGTAGGGTTTGATCCGGACGAAATGACCACATTTACGAACAAAGGAGTACTGCAACGCCCTGCTGGTCATACCAGAAATCAGGTCCGTCGGTTTCGTCCGATGCTCCACCGGTAGCTTGAAAGTTCCCTCTTCGCCAATAATCTGGGCTCCGTACCTCGTATAGTTCAGGCATGGATATACATATGCCTTCTCTTTGAGGACGTTGCCATAGATGTAGGCCATTCGGGTTCTCCCTCAGGTGGTATTTAATCGCAGCAGTATCTTCCGCAAGTCGCGGTCGTTCTGCTGAGGTTGGGCTAAATGCCCTAGGCGCGTAAGC